GGGCGCTGTCAGGTCCGCCCGGTTCAAAGACTCGATTCGTAACCGTTCCGTTACCTAACCACTTCGCACTGCAAACAGCTCTGGGCCTCGCCGGCTCAGGGCGCTTTGCCATGTCCGCCGGCAGGAGGTGACCAGCGATGCCAAAGGGTGGCGCCCGCATACGTTCCGGCCCAGCGCCGACTAGTGACCAGCGTAGCCACAAGGCTGCTGCCAGCGCTGACGGTTGGCTCACTCTGCCGGCCGAAGGTCGCGACGGACCCATGCCCGCATTCCCGCTGAAGTCGCCGAGCCCGCGCGAGATGGAACTCTGGGAACGGCTCTGGGAGTACCCGCAGGCCGTTGCCTGGGAGCAACTGCATCAGGACTTCGAGGTCGCTTCGTACGTCCGCCTGATCGCTGTCGCCGAGAGCCCACGCGCCAGCGCAATCATTTGGTCGCAGGTCAAGCAATTCGCCGAGTCCCTGGGCCTCTCGGTCAGCGGAATGCAGCGCAACAGGTGGACAGTCGCAGCGACTGACGCGGAAGACGACAAGGGCGAGCAGTCTGGGCCGTCGCGCGCTGTGACCTCGCTGAACGATCGCCTACGGGCGGTAAGCAATGGCTGATGGCTCGCCACTGATTGTGACGCTGGCATGGATCGAAGCACACGCTGTGATCCCCGACGGATTCCGCCAAGGCGAACCCTTCGAAATGCTGCCTTGGCAACTCAAGGTCGCGTCGAACATGTACACGGTCCGTGACGATGCGTCAGTTGGCCAGCGGAGCACCGCCTTTGTCTACCGGCGCGCGCAGGTCATCATGCCTCAGAAGAGCGGCAAGGGCCCGTTTGCTGCGGCTGTCGTGCTGGCTGAGGCCGCCGGCCCCACGGTATTCGCCGGATTCGCCGCTGACGCGAGTCAGGTCTATCGCTGTACCGACTGGGGTTGCCCTTGCGACTTCAGTTATACGTATAACGTTGGCGAGCCCATGGCCGTCCCTCAGCCGACTCCGCTGATTCAGCTCTTGGCTACCAGCGAAGATCAAGTTGCGAACGTCTATCGGCCGCTGAAAGCCATGATCAAGCACGGTCCGCTGAGCGCGCTGATGAAGCCGCTGGAGGGATTCGTCAAGGTCGGCGAAGAGGGCCGCATTGACGTGGTCACAAGCTCCGCGCAATCGCGCCTGGGTAACCCGATCACCTTCGCGATCCAGGACGAGACAGGCACGTACAACGCAACCAACAAGATGATTAAGGTTGCGGAAACCATGCGTCGAGGTCTGGCCGGTATGTCCGGGCGAAGCATGGAGACGACGAACGCCTTCGACCCTTCGGAGTATTCGACCGCTCAGCGCACACTGGAGAGCAAAGCAGAGGACGTCTACAGGTACTTCCCGCAGGCACCGCCTACGCTGAGCTACCGCAACAAGGCCGAGCGCCGAAAGATTCACAAGGCCGTTTACGCTGACTGCCCGCACATCGACCTTGACGCCATCGAGGCTGAGGCCGCTGAGCTACTGGAAGCCGACCCTGGCCAGGCAGAGCGCTTCTTCGGCAACCGGATCATGGCCGGCCATGGCGCTTGGATGGAATCCGCCCAGTGGCTCTCGCGCGTAAGCGACCGAGAGATTCCGAAGCCTTCCACGTACAAGCTGATGAAGGTCCCGATTGTCCTCGGATTCGACGGCAGCGACAGCGACGACTGGACCGGCATTCGCGCCGAAACCATGGACGGTTTCCAGTTCACGCCAACATACGGCCCGTCAGGGCGCCCGGCTGTGTGGGATCCCGCTGAATGGGGCGGTCAGGTCCCTCGGCTCGAAGTCGATGCCGCTGTTGCTGAGCTGTTCGCCAAGTACGACGTAAAGCTGATGTATTGCGACCCGCCGTACTGGTCCACAGAGGTCGACCAGTGGGCCGAGCGGTACGGCGAACGTCGGGTTATCCAGTGGCATACGCGCCGGATTATCCAAATGCATGCCGCCGCTGAGCGCCTCAAGACGGATGTCATCAAGCAAGACAGCGGGTTCACGCACGACGGTTGCTCAATCACTGAGCGCCACATGTTCAATGCGCGCATGGCGGCGAGGCCAAGTGACCGTTATGTCCTCGCGAAGCCAGAGCACAAGCGCAAGATCGACCTCGCTGTAGTCAGCGTGCTCACACACGAAGCGCGCTGTGACGCAGTTGCCGCAGGCCTGATGCGCAAAAAGCCCCTGTACATGTCTGCCTGAAAGGAGGGCTATGGCCACCATCGAGCAAGCTCTTACGCTGGTCGATCTGCTGGAAAACGAGCTGATGCGCCGGCGCCCTGCCATTCGGCTGACGTCAGACTATTACAAGGGGTGCCAGCCGCTGACTTTTGCCAGCGAGCAATTCCAGAAGTTCCACGGCGGGCGATACCGCAATTTCGCCGACAACTGGGTTCAGGTCGTCAGCGATTCTCCGGTTGAACGACTCACGGTTACGGGCGTCCAGCCCAGCGGCACCACTGAGGCGGACGCTGAGTCGTGGCGGGTCTGGCAAGAGAACAGTCTCGACGCTGACTCGCAGCTTGGGTTCCTGGGCGCTGTCAATTCCGCGCGCAGCTTCGTGCTGGTGTGGGGCAACCCCGAAAACCCGGACACGCCGGAAGTAACCTTTGAGGATGCCTCCCAGTGCGTGATCCTGTACGTGCCCGGCTCCCGTCGCCGGCGCCGCGCAGCGTTGAAGCGCTGGGATGATGGCGGCAAGAGCTTCGCCACGCTGTACCTGCCAGAGGAAGTCTGGAAGTTCGAGCGCGCGCTACTTGGCCCCGGCGAACGGTCTCCGCAGCTGCAACAGGCTGAGGAGGAGACGTCGACCTGGGAGCCTCGCCATATTGAGAGTGAGCCCAACCCACAGCGCAATCCGCTGGGCGTGGTGCCCATGGTCGAACTGCCCAACCGGCCGCAGTTGGCCGAAGAGCCAATCAGCGATGTAACCGGCGTGATCGCCATGCAGAACGCTGTGAATCTCACGTGGGCGCAGCTGTTCACGGCCATGGATTACGCGTCGTTCCCACAGCGGATCGTTACCGGCGCTGAGGTTCCCGAGATTCCGATTCTCGATGAAGCCGGCCAGATCGTTGGGTCCAAGCCGGTTGACCTCGAACGCTTCGCTGTCGACCGAGTCATGTTCTTCACAGGCGACAACGTCAAGACGGACGAGTGGACAGCGGCAAATCTCGAAGCGTATACGAAGGTCATTGAGGTCGCCGTTGGCCATATCGCCGCGCAGACTCGCACGCCGCAGCATTACTTGATCGGCAAAATGGCGAACCTCAGCGGTGATGCGCTGCTGGCCGCTGAAACGGGTCTCGTCAAGCGCTGCGAGGAAAAGCAGATTTGGTTCGGTCAGGCGCTGCGCGAGATGTTCCGGCTTATCGCGCTGGCCCAGGGTGATGACGCGAAGGCCCGGAGCATAGCCAGCGGGCGAGTCCTGTGGGCTGACGCTGAGTCGCGCTCGCACGCGCAGATGGCTGACGCGCTGCTGAAGCTGAAGCAGATCGGATTTCCTTTTGAGTTCCTGGCGTTGCGCTACGGGCTCACACCTACGGAAGTCGTCGACCTGCTGAAGATGCGTGACCGCGAGCTAGAAGCTGACCCCATGGGAGCCATGACAGCGCTGATGGCCCGTAGTCCGCAGGAGGGCGCCGCAAATGGCATGGAGCCTGCGAGCCCGTAAGCACCAGGAAGCACGCGAGGCGTTGGCGCAGGCCACTGCCCGAGCCGTTCTTGCTGAGTGGTCCAAGGTCCGGCCTGACTCTGTCGCCCGCGATTGGGCGAAGCTGCTGCCGAAGGTCACTGCCTACGTGCAGGCTGGCCAGTTGCACGCTGCCGAAGGCACTCACACATTCATGCGCGAATTGCTCGGCCCTGAGTCGGCGGATGCCCCTCAGATCGACCCCGAGCAATTCGCTTCTCAAACGCCAGACGGCAGGGATCTAACTGGCCTGCTGGCGCGAAGCGCACCGACTGCAATCACATCACAGCGAAAGGGCTTCAGCCCGCGTGCCGCAATGGCCCGTGGTGCTGCGTTCCTTGACCTGGTGGTTCGTACGGTAGTCAGCGATACGGGACGTCAAGCCGACCAAGCCGCAATGGTGGGGAATCTGGCTGTCACGTCCTACATACGCGTGGTGGAAATGCCCGCGTGTGCTCGCTGCATCATTCTCGCTGGCGCCGAGTATGGCGTTAGCTCTGGCTTCCTGCGGCATCCTCGCTGCGACTGCACGATGGAGCCCGTTACGAGGAAGCACCGCCCCAAGCCTCTTGATGAATATGGCCTCTTCGAGCAAATGTCGCCGGCGCAACGTCGGAAGACCTTCGGCGAGGACGGCGCGAAAGCCATCGAGGACGGGGCAAGCATCAGCAGCGTGGTGAATGCGCGCAAGCACATGACTGAAGTCGAAATGTTCGGCCGAACGGTCAAGGCCACGTATTCCGGGACAGGCAGAAAGAGCAAGCGCCGGCCCCCGCGACTGATGCCCGAAGAGATCTACCGACAAGCCGAGTCGAGAGAGCACGCAATTCGCCTGCTTTACAAAAACGGCTATCTCCGCAGCTAGGCGCAATGCCTAGCAACCCCATGACTTTCGCGCGCAACGCGCTGAGAGGACTTCGTCATGCCCGAAAACCCCGTCACGCCTGAGGCTGCGCCTGAGGTTCCGCCGGTTACGCCTGTGACTCCCGCACCAGCGGATGACAACCCGCCGGGATCCGATGCGCTGGGCGACGCTGGTAAGCGGGCGCTGGACACGATGAAGGCTGAGCGCAACGCAGAGCGCGACAGGCGCAAGGCGCTGGAAGCTGAGCTAGAAGCACTGCGCAACCCAACGGATCCGGCGCCAGCGGCTGAGCCTGTGACTCCCGCGCAGCCCAGCGAAGCCGATCGGAAGCTGAACGCCAGGATCGTGCGCGCTGAGATTAAGGCAGCCGCAGCGGGCAAGTTCGCCGATCCCGATGACGCGCTGGTCTATCTGAAGGACAAGGCGCGGAGCTTCAAGGTTGACGAAAACGGCGAAGTCGATACCGCCGAAATCTCCTCTGCGATCGAAGACCTGCTGACCCGCAAGCCACATCTCGCTGCCAAGAGCGCTCCGCGCTTCGAGGGCACAGCCGATGGTGGCGCCGCTGGCCGTGAAGCCGGTCCGTCGCAGCTCACCCGCGAAGACCTCAAGGGCAAGTCGCCTGAGTGGATCGCGAAGGCAAGGGC